ATGCGGCGAAGGTCGCCGTGGTATGCGGACCACCCGTGACCCCGTCCGCGAGCAGTGAGGTCGCCGTGATGACGTGCGCCACTGCCGTCAGGTTGGTGAACTGCAGCACCAGACCGTCCTGCGCCTTGCTGGGAGCCGGCAGCACAATCGCCAGTGCCGAGGCTTTCGTCATCGCGAAGATCTGCGGCTGGTTGCCCCACGCGGCCACATCCGCCGCCGTGTAGGTGATGCTCTCCCCGAGCGTGATCTGGTTCGGCAGATACGGGGGGAGGTTCACGCTGTTGCCGGGAGACGGAGCCGCGTAGTCGCTGGGCAGTCCCACTTCGACCTTCGCCAGCACGTCGTGCGCGGCCGCTGCCGTGCCGTTGTAGCCGCGCTGGGCGATCTTAATGACGCCCGTCACCGGCTGCGTGACCGCGAGGAACATTTCCTTGTCGATGCGGCAGACGAAGTTCTGCGAAGGCAGCGTAGCCCCAACAGTCGGGAAGTTGGTGCCCGCCGCGACGGTCATGGTCAGACCCGTCGCGCTGAGATCCGCCGAGAGTGCTGTTGCAGTGATTGCCATATTCTATGCTCCGAGTGATGTAGAATGGAGCGCATGGCCCCACCTATCATCGATCTCACGAATCAACGGTTTGGCCGCTTGGTCGCGCTGGCGAGGGTTCCAGAATCGAACCCTATCAAATGGCTGTGCCGGTGCGACTGCGGCAAGGAAAAAGCCGTCTCGCGCATGCTGCTGCGGCGAGGGACCGTCGTGTCCTGCGGCTGTTATCGAGCCGAGTGGAACAAGGCGGCCCATACCACGCACGGCATGTATGGCACACCTGAATACGTGGCGTGGAAACACATGAAACAGCGTTGCGAAGACGCTAATTGCCACGCGTTCCCACGCTACGGTGGACGAGGCATTACGGTGTGCGAGCGTTGGCAGACATTCCAAGCGTTCTACGACGACATGGGACCAAAGCCCTCGCCGCGTCATTCGCTGGACCGCATCGACAACGACGGTGATTACGAGCAAACCAACTGCGAGTGGGTGTTGCCCCATGTGCAGGCCCGTAACCGTCGCGCGCGCGGTGGTCGCTACGCTCGTCACATCTAGCTCCAAGCCCTCAGAGCGAAGCCTGGAACAACAGGAGCCGCACCGACCAAGCAATCCATTCTGCGGGGCATTTGGTCCGTTTGGATATTGTATTGGTCAACATAACGGATGCTGACCCGGTCGCCCTTGGCTCCCGGTGTCCGACCGGCCACCGCACCAGCCAACTTGACTGGGAGGTCAGCCGAGACCCACGCAAAGGCCGCGGTGTTCGCGATGATGTTCTGCTTGCTGACCGTTGCGGCCATCGTCGCCGAGACCGCCCCGGTCGCGCCGAGGAAGTTGATCGACGCCGAGGCTTCCGGCAGGGCATTCACCGTCTGCAACTGGCTCGAGGTATCAGCAATGATGGGCGGCGAGAACGTCAGGGTGCCGGTCGTGACACCCGAGACATCCGCCGTCAGCACGAACTGCTGCAGGATGGTCGTGTTCACGTAGCTGATCGGGTTGACGCCGTAGACACCATCGATGGTGAACACGTCGCCTTCCTTCAGCGCGTAGGTGCCCAGACCCGAGGCTGACAGCGTCGAGCCGCTCTGGTTGCCACCGGACACAATCGGGGTCGCCGTGGTGAACGAACCCGTGGTGTGCGTCGGCATGTTGGAGTCCCATGCCCACTCTTCGACACCGAACGCCCCGAAGCCGAAGAACCCCTTCTTGAAGATCTGCGAGATCGTCTGGGCGGGGTTGAACTGCGTCAGGTTGTTCGCCTGGAGCTTGCTCTGCTGCTTAGGGTCAATCACCGCAAGGAGGTCATCGCCCGCACCGAACGCCCGAAGGATGGCCACGCCATCGGTCCAGGTTTCGTTGTCGGTGATGGCCGTGCCGGGAATGCCGACCGACTGGTAGATCGACTTGTAGATCTGGTCGCCAAAGAAGCGGTCGCACTCATTCGCGAGCGCCTTGCCGGCGGGCATGTCGTAGCGGTTCTGCACCTCTTCGACATCGACGGCATCGTCAGCGCTTGACCATCCCATCGCGACCTGGAGCTGGTCGGTGAGGGTGATCGGAACGGTCTGATTGAGAATCGGCTGCTGCTGAAGCGCCTGTCCGCGCTTCACACGGAACCGTTGTGGGATGCGCTGCTGAACGGAGTAGCCAATCTGCGCGCCGTCCGGTTTGTTCTTCCACTCGTTGCCGTAGGTCATGCTGGCGAGATTCAACAGCTTGATGTTGTTCTCCCAGAACATGGCCACGTCAGTCGACACCCAGTTGGGTGTAATGAACGTGTTCGCCATTGCGAGTCCTTGTGTGACCCGCGTCGAGATTTAGCGGCGTTTGGGCATGAAGTATTTCGCGTGATCCGAAATACTCGCGCCTTCACCGGGAGGCTCGTCGCCGGTCGTTACTGGACCCGTCCGCACCGGATTAGGCGGGCGTGCTGTCCAACTCTGTGGTGGTGTCGCAGTGGCCGATCCGGTCGTCCCGGCCTGACTGCGGCTGAGTTGTAAATTGAGTCGGCGTCGCAGGTTCGCGACGGAGGCATCAGTCACGGCTTTGCCGTCACTGAGCAGGATCATGTCGTCTCGAAAGACGGGATCTGAACCGAGAGCATACAGCAGTGCTGGGCCGTTGTCATCCTGAATAATCGCTTCGTAGAGCAACGTCGGGATCTGGTCGTTCACCGCGGTGATGGTCGCCTGCAACTTCTGGCCGAAGTCAGGACGGCTTGAGGCGAACTCCTTGAGCCGCTCGCCGTAGGCTTCCATCTTGTAGGCTTGGGCTTGCTGGACGGATTGCTGATACTGCGCCTCGCGGCCCTTCGTGGCTTCGCCCTGCTGCTTGTGGGACCAGCGCGCGTCGAGGTAGTCCTCGTATTCCTGACCAGGATTCGTGTCGAGCCAGTCCGCAAACGGCGGGAACTTCTCGCCGGCTGGCGCTGGTTCAGCGCGGGTCTCGCGCGGTGTCGCCGCGGCCTCGCGCGGCTGTCGCGCCTGCGTCAGTTCCTGCTCGAGCCGATTCGCCCGTTCCTGCTCTGCGCGCCACTTCCCCGTCAACTCCTTGATGCGCGGGACATCTTCCGCCCGTGCCTGCTGGCTCTTCGCCCGATGCCGTTCTTTCGGGAGGGCGGCAGTCTCGACGGCTTCGGCAGGTTCCTGCTTCGTGCGGTCGAACTGCGCCGAATGGGACGCGATCGAGGCGTCTTCGGCGGGCGGGGCTTCAGGAGCGTCGGGCGTCTCGATGGGAGACGAGGGCGTTTCGAGTTCCATAGGTGTCCCTACGTGTGAGTGCCGAGTGGCGTAATGAGCGATGGAGAGATGACATGGCCGACGCTGGTCACGGACGGCGAGATCGAGATGTCGCTACCCACGATAGCTGTGATCACAAACTGCTGAAGATGGGCCGTTGTCTGCCGCGTGACAGGGTTCACCGCATGGACGCCAGCGATGGTGAAAATGTCACCGATAGCCAGTTCCGTAGATGCCCATCCAGTCGAGACTGCCTCAACCGCCGAGGAAGCGATGGCTGGACCGAACGCAACAGCAGCTGCTCCAAGTCCAAGCGCCTTGACGAAGTCGCGGCGATTCATCGCTTGCCCTTCGGAGGATGATGAAATTTGCCGAGATTAACCGCCGGATTGAACGCGGACTCCTTCGGCACCAGTCGGCCCTTCGGCGTTTCCTTGTTGCCCTTCATCAGTCCGAGGCTGTTGAGCGTCCCGTAGACTGCGGCGTCGTTGCCGGGATACTCACGCTTCAACTTGTTCTCGAGGTCTTTGGGCATCGGTGCCTCACTTCTTCAACGCGTCGGTAACCTTCTTGAACGGATTCCAGCCCGCCAGCGCCGATAAGCGGCTCGTCTGCGGCGGCAGGGCGATGTCGGTCTTCCGCTCGCCATGCAGATAGGCGTAGAGTTCCGCCGGCGTGCGATCAGGGAACTTCGCGATCAGCGCGGCGAGGCGCGGGTCCATATCCGGCATCAGACGCCCCAGCCGTAAGCGGTCTGCGTCCTCGTTGCAAGGGCGTCCAGCAGAGCGTCCACGCCATCGACACCAAAATGCTTCACGGCGGATTCAGCAGCAGCGCGAATCAACTGATCTTGTCGATAGGCTTCGGCGTTCATGTAACCACCCCAATATTTATTCCGACACGGCGGGCAGTCGCAGTCCACGCCATGCGTCGGGTATTGGTAGCCCTTCGGGAGTGGTTCGCGCCGGTCTTGATGGCTCATGGCCGATACCGCCGCGGCGTGCGGACACGAATGGTTGCACCGATGATCGGCCCTTCCACCTCAATGAGCGCCTTCACGGACTCCCGGATAGCCAGCACGCGCGCATCCGAATTGTCGCGCTCGATCTTGGCTCTCAAGTCTCTCATCAGCCATTCGGGCGTTACGAGCATATTGCCGCGCACAGGCTTGCCATCAGCATCAAGAATCCTCATGGCGTCTCCAGCACCTTCTGCACCGCTGCTGACTGCTGCTGCGCGATGAGTAGTGTCACGGCCTGCCAGTCCAACCCGTAACTCGCGGCGCGCGCTTGCTGTTCGGCCAACCAGTCAGGGCTGATGTGCCGAGGGGCATTCGCGCGGAGGTCGGCTACGAACGCTTCGAGGGTCATCCGTTCCACTCTTCAATGAACTCGTCAATGGCTCGCATGATGTCCTCAATAGTGCCGTAAGGGCCGGGACCAGAGCCTGACCGCAACTGCTTGAATGCGAAATTAATCTCTGCCAACAGACCAAGCACCTTCGGATCGGGGAAGTCGATGTGCGGCATCACATACGAGTCGATGCGCGCCGTAATCTTCGGCTTCTCGTCCGTCATGCCTGATCTCCGTTCGGCGGCGTCAGCGCGGCCTGCTGCGCCATCTGCTCCGAGGCGGCGGCTTGCGCCTGATCCGCCATATCCCGCTCATGCTGATGCTGCACCGCTGTCAACGCCACATCGTGCGCCGTATCGTGCTGCCGCTGGATGGATTCGTGAATCTGCCCCAGTTTCGCCATGTGCAGTTCGAGCGCGGAGGCCATCTTGTTCTCGAGCGCGTCCACGAACGTGCGCGCGTCCTCTGCGTCGATCTTGCCCTGCGCGATGTTCATCGAGGCCGTCGCCTGGATCAGCGCGATCTTCTCGCGGCTCGCGATCTCCATCTGCTTCGACTGGAGATCCGCCTGTGCCGCCATCTGCGCCTTCGCGAGGTCGGTCTTGTTCTTGTCGGCCAACTGCGTCAGCTGCTGAATGGCTTGCTGCGCATGCTGCAGCTGCTGCTGCACTTCCGGTGGAATCTGCGGCTGACCTGAGATCGCCGCCTGCACCGGAGGCGCAAGGATGGCCCGATACCGTTTGGCGATCTCCTCATGGTCCGGCGCGTCCATGTTCTTCCAGAGCAAGTCGCCAATCACCTGCATCTGCGACGGGTCCGCACCGACAATGTTGCCGACCGTCTCCACGAACTGCTGCCGGCGGGTATCGTTCGACCGTGTCACCTTCACCGCGACGTTGAACTCGGCGTCCTTCGTCAACCCGATGTATTGCACGTTCGGCGGCAGCGGTTGTCCCGGTTGCCAGCCGGGGATATTCACCGGCTGCGGCTTGCCCTGCTGCTGACCGTTCTGTGGTTGCGGCCCTTGCGGTCCTGGCTGCGCTGGCGGAACCGTGAAGGGCTGACCAATGATCACGCTCGACATCTTCCCGCTGGGGTTCATCATCCGTGCGAGCCGACCGGGACGGCCATAGATGGGGAACAGGAGGTCGTTGACGACGCGCGCTTCGTGCCGAATAGACCGCTTGAGATTGTCAAGGTAGTTGCTCGACCCCATCTCCGCTTGCTGGATGAGGGCGTTGGCGAGCTTGCCACTCTTAACGCTGGGGTCCACATGCCCGAGGGCCGTCTCTGGCACTCTCGAAGTGGACACGATGGCGTCGTTGAACATCTGGACGCCCATCGCCAGATCCTGAATGTCGGCGCTCTGGTTCGGCTTGAACGGTGGCGGTGCGGGTTGCCCGAACAGATCCTTCTGGTTGTAGTG